CAGCGCGTCTGAGACCAAAAAGATCACGCTGCAAACGCTGATTGAGTCTGGTGTTGACCTGATTGCTGACGACAGCATCCCCGGCGCAAAGATTCTGTTTGGAACGGGTGAGGTTGCTGGAACGGCACTGGTCGATGCTGGTGTAACGGCAGCCAAAATTGCTGATGATGCTGTCACAGCAGCAAAGATTGCTGATGAAGCGACTTGCGATCTAGTTACAACACTGCCTGCTTCTGGTGGTTACACGGGTCAGCTTGCGCTGGATACCGATGACAACAAGATTTACATCTGGGACGGGTCTGCTTGGCAGTCGGTCAAGGGTGCTGGTTCGGTCAATGCTGTTGTCGGCACCAGTAGCGGCATCGTCAACATCACCATCAGCACTAGCGGTGACACGGTAACGATCACGCCATCACTGGATAACACCACCTCAGGCGCACATTTTCTTGCTGGCCCTACATCTACAGCTGGTGCGGTCAGTTATCGAGCGATTGCAAGCGGTGATTTGCCGACTGCAACTTCATCAGCAAAAGGTGCTGTTGCCGTCAACGGCAATGGCCTGACGCTGAGCAACGATGAAATTCAGATTGACAACACCGTTACGGCAGAAACTACTGAGCATCACCTTGTTCAGTACGACGCGAATGGTCTGATTACTGCTGGTCGCGTCATTGCAGCAAGCGATCTGCCCGAAGCAACGTCTAGCGCGAAGGGTGCTGTCGTCCCTGGATCGGGCCTAGAAGTTGCGTCTGGCGGCACTCTGAATCACACCAACAGCACAACCGCTGGCACTTTTACGAAGGTTACTGTTGACGCTCAGGGTCACGTTACGAGTGCAGTCAATCTTGCTGCTGCTGATATTCCAGACCTTGATGCAGACAAGATTACGTCTGGAACTCTGCCGACTGCGCGAATTGCTAACGCTGCTGTCACTGGAACAAAATTAGCAAACGAATCGGTTACCAAATTCGGTGGTGCTGGGGCGACCGACAACGTGGTCGTCTTTCCTGATGGTGACTTTAAAGGTCAGTTTTTCTACGACGAGTCCACTGACGGCGATCTGTATATCTGGACCGGGTCATCATTCCAGCCAATCACAGTTATCAGCGGCAACCTTGTAAACGCTGGAACATACGACGCAAGCACCAATCAGCTAAGCAGCGTCACAACGGCTGGATCTGCTGCTGGTTTTACATCAGGATCTGGCTTGCCCGATCCGGCAAACAGCAATCTTAATTATTACGTTGTTGTCGATACGAGCGGAACTGGGTCTTCTCCTGCACCTGCAGTTGCTTTAGCACCCCCAGACATGCTCGTGAGTTTGGGCACGGGAAGCGCGTACCAGTTAGTGGACGTTTCCAATGCAATCGCGGGCCAAACTGCAAGCAACATTTCTGTCGTCGCGTCTGGCAACATCAGCAGCACGGATGTGCAAGCTGCACTGCAAGAACTTGACACCGAAAAGGTTGGCACCGCCAATCCAACATTCACCGGCAACGTCACGATCGACACTGCTGGAACGCTTGTTTTTGAAGGTGCAACTGCTGACGATTACGAAACCACGCTGACAGTTGTTGACCCTACGGCTGACAGAACTTTGTCACTGCCTAATGTCACTGGCACTTTGGTGAGCACAGGTGATACGGGAACAGTCACCAGCACGATGATTGCGGATGGCACGATCGCCAACGCAGACATTAGCGCAAGTGCAGAAATTGCAGTCAGCAAGCTTGCAAACGGTACTGCACGTCAACTGCTGCAGACCGATTCTGCTGGCACTGGCGTTGAGTTCACCAGCAATGTCGATATTCCTGGCACGTTAGATATCACTGGAGCGGTGACGCTTGATTCGACGTTGCAGGTTGATGGTGTTGCGACGTTTAACGCCAACATCGTGATGGAGGGCACGTCTGCTGATGCCCATGAGTTGACGCTGACCTGCAACCCGACTTCTGACGTTACTGTCACGCTGCCTAATGCAACAACCACTGTTGCCGGTCTTGCTGTTGCTCAGAGCTACACGAAAGCGCAGCGTGGAACAGTGGTTGCGTTGACCGATGCGGCCACTGTGGCGGTGGATTTATCGCTAGCAAATAATTTTTCTCTACTCCTCGCCGGAAATCGCACTTTAGGGGATCCAACAAATGTAACTGCTGGTCAGTCTGGTGTAATCGTGGTAACGCAAGATGGAACAGGCAGCCGAACACTTGCATATGCAGGAACCAAGTGGAAATTTGCTGGTGGAACAGCACCGACATTGACCGCAGGAGTTGGCGGTGCAGTTGATGTTCTTGCCTACTATGTGGAAAGCTCGACCCGTATTACGGTCACCTCGCTGCTGAACGTGTCATGAGTATTCCTGGAAGTGCAAGCCCGCTGTTTTTCACGGCGGCTGCTGACGCTGCTGCAGCAGGACCGATTAAAAGCGTTCGGTTTAATCGAAGTGATAGTGCCTACTTAAGCAGAACGCCTTCATCTACAGGGAATAGACGCACTTTTACTTTTTCCGCTTGGCTAAAAAGGTCAGAAAGCACGTCTGGGGATCAATACTTTTTTGGCGCTTACGCATCAAAATTTGAGACTTTTCGCTTTCAGCCAGGCACTGATAAGCTTCAGCTTTTACTGGATGGCGCCAATACAGCCAACCTTGTTACTGACGCTAAATTTGTAGATTTTTCGGCGTGGTTTCATGTTGTTTTAGCGGTAGACACAACTCAAGCAACGTCTACTGACAGAGTAAAAATATACGTTAATGGAGCGCAAATAACAAGTTTTAGCACTGAAACATATCCTACTCAAAATTACGATTCAGACTATAACAATAGTGGTGCTTCACAGCAAATTGGAGCCACGTTAGCTAGCGGTTTTTACCATGGATATATGGCTGATTTGTATCTAATTGACGGCCAGCAACTTGACCCGACATCATTTGGAGCGTTTGACGATAACGGCGTCTGGCAAGCTGCAGCCTATAGCGGAACATTTGGAACGAACGGATTCCACCTTTTCGACTTTGCCAATGAAAGCGGGATCGGCGATGATGCCAGCGGCAATGACAATGACTTTACGGCAAATAATTTGTCAGCTGAAGCAAGTTTTTATGCCACCGCTGGGACTCACGCAGGTAAAGACGGTATTTCTTTTAACGGCACTAATGCAGAGATCACTCTCTCGTCTGATGCCGATGTGAACCCAGGCAGCGGTGTTTTTACCCTTGAATGCTATGCGTATGCCTTATCTGGCGGTAGTGCTGAGTTTGGTATTTACGATGGCTCACCTGGCGGCGCAGGATCTTTTGTTCTCCGCCGTGTGGGTGCTGGCACGCTTATGGTTGAACGTAGTGACCAAGCATTTGACATTACTGGTGCTGCATTTTCGGAAGATACTTGGCATCATGTTGCTGTTACAAGAGATAGCAGTAACAACGTAAGACTGTTTGTTGACGGTACTCAGTCTGGCAGCACCTCAACGAATAACACTCAGAATTATCAGGGAACTTTCCGCCTTGGCCGCACTAATAATGCCTTTACAAACGGGTACATTTCTAACCTGCGTTTAATCAAGGGGACTTGCCTTTACACAAGTAACTTTACAGCTCCGACTGGAAACCTGACTAATGTAACTAATACTAAGTTGTTGATGGCGCAGTCAACAACTAGCCCTACTGCTGCGACCGTTAAACCGTCTGGCGTTACTATTTCAGGGTCAGGAGACGGCTCGGTTATTGACGTTCTGTTTGACGTACCAACAAACGGCAGCACCGATGATGACACTGGTGCGGGCGGAGAAGTCTCAGGGAATTATTGCACGCTAAATCCTTTGGCTAAAACAACGGGTCGAGATCCAACACTGACCAACGGAAATCTTGATTTTGGCGCCGATACTAATAGCAACTTTACTAATTCTGTTGGAACGATCGCTGTTAGCAGCGGCAAGTGGTACGTTGAATATACGATAGGCACAAACGTAGGAAGTTCAAACGGTCTTGGCTTTATAAATTCAGAATCACTTGCAAGTGCTGGGGGTAGTTATGGAATTGGTCAAGCTTCTGATGGATGGTTGCGAACCACATCAGTTGTATATAACAACAGCAGCAGTGTGGTTTCCAGCCTGACAAGCATTAGTTCGGGTGACGTAGTAATGCTTGCGTTAGACATTGATAACGGAAAGGCTTGGTGGGGACTTAACGGAACATTTGAGAACTCTGGGGATCCAGGCGCTGGCTCAAACGCTATGGTTACATTTACGCCGGGGGGCAAATCGTTCGTCGTTGGGATATCTGCGTATCACTCATCTGTAGTTGCTTCAGGCGTAATTAACTTTGGCGCTAGAAGTTTTGACTACACCGCCCCAAGTGGATTTTCCCCGTTATGCAGCACGCTGCTCCCGACGCCGACGATTGCCAACGGTAGAGATCATTTTGATGTCAAGCTATATACAGGCAACGGCGGCAGCAGCACGATAACCGTAAATGGTTACAATTTTGCCCCAAATCTCGTATGGCTAAAGGGCCGTTCAGATCCAGACAAGCATGGTCTTTATGACACTGTGCGTGGAGCGACTAAGCTTTTGATACCTTCTTCAGCCGCAGGAGAAAGTACGCAGAATGGCGTAACTGCATTTAATTCTGATGGTTTTGACATTGGAAATTACGCAGAAACGAACGGAAGCAACAGGACTTACGTTGCGTGGGCTTGGAACATACCAGGGTCTGCATCAAGCAATACTGACGGCACAATTACTTCCTCTGTCGTAAAAAATGCTGATGCTGGCATATCCCATGTGACCTGGACAGGAACAGGTTCCGCTGGAACTATTGGGCACGGTTTGAACAGCAAACCTGATCTGATTATTGCCAAAGTGTATGGCGACTCTAGTTATTCAGACAACTGGCCTGTTTACAGCTCAGTCTTTGATGGAACTCATTACGCTTATCTAAACGACACGAGAAAATTTACAGACTTTACAGGTTTTTGGAACGACGGAACAGCCACGTCAACTGTCTTTCCTGTAGGCTCATATAACTCTGATGACACCAAAAGCCTTTTTGCCCTTTGCTTTACCTCTGTTGCTGGATTTAGCAAAATTGGTTCGTATGAAGGCAATGGAAGTACAACAGCAGGTGTATTCGTTAACACCAATTTCAGGCCCGCTTGGATATTAGTAAAACGCGCAGACAATACTAGCACTTATGGCTCATGGGCGATATACGACAGCACTCGAAGCACATTTAATACCACCGGAACAAGTTCATACAATTTTCCTTTATGGGCAAATAGAGACGCCCAAGAAGGCAAAAGAGGTGACGGCAGTTCTGCCGCTTCAGGCTCAGAAAACATCATAAATTTCTTTTCTAACGGCTTTATGGCGCTTGGCAGTGGAGCGGAACTTAATGTTGCGAATGAAACTTATGTGTACATGGCGTTTGCTTCAAATTCTTTTAGCGCCAATGGCGGGCTCGCCTTCTAAACTCACTTCATCGGTCCAGAACCATGCCCTACAAACTTGGTGATCGCACGCTGGCTCTCGATGTTCCTTGGGAGCACAACGATATTCAGTACCCAGCGAATTGGCTTCGCTTGAGCACTGCGCAAGATCGCAGTGAGCTTGGCATTGTCTGGGAAGCAGAAGGCTCTAGCTGGAACCAGAAATGGTATTGGGGCTACGACGCTGACGGCAACCTGCTTCCCAAGACCTACACCGATCTGAAGACGCAGTGGATCGCTAAGACCAAAGAAACAGCAAACAAGCTGTTGCAGCCTTCTGATTGGCGCGTCATCAAGGCCAAGGAACGTGGCACCACGATGAACGCTGCATGGAAAACTTGGCGTCAAGCCATCCGCACTGAATGTGGAACGATGGTGACTGCTATTGAAGCAACTGCTGATGTAGGCGACACAGCGCCCCATGCAGACTTTGGTCGCGTCGAAGCTTTGCAGCAGTACATCGAAGGCAGCAGCTACAACGTTTGGACTGCTGACCCTGATAACGCTGCAGAATGATTGGCATTGCAGCCCTGATGCTTTTACTGCTAATGGGCGATAGCCTGTTTGCGATCAACCCCCGTGATGATGAAGCGACCTGATCCAATGATTCCCTGCAAGCCTGGCGCAGAGGATATCGCCTGCCAAAACAACCGCCTAAAGTGGATGGAGGAACTGTTTTTCCTTGATGGACGCGATCAAGCTTCGCACCCAATGCGAGGTCTTTTTACCGGCCTTGCCAATAAATATGCACTGTTGGAATCCACTGACGTGTAATGGCAAAGCCTAGATCTCTTTCAGGTCAAACCTTCATTGAGGGAAAACCTAAAAAAACTCGTCAGGGTTCAGGGCGTCATTCCCTGCCCAAAAGGGGTAAAAAGCGTTATAGAGGTCAAGGTCGATGAATGGATCAACAAACCCTGAACAACTGGCGCTTAGTTAAAGAAGCGTTGGAACGACAAGGGAAGACTGATTCTTACTTCTATAAGCGTGCGATAGCAATTCTTGCTGGCAAGCCAGATCCGCTTTAAGGTGGCAGCGGTTTCACTTTTTTTCAAATGATTAAACCTGTTGCCATTGCAAGTGCCATTGCGTTAGCTGGCACACCTGTAATGGCCGAAGGCTTGGATGGTTTGTATTTCAACCCGGAATTCAATGCTGGATTTTCTGGCTCTGAATTTGGCGGTTCGTCGCTAGAGCTGCACGTTGGTTATGAGGAAGGCCCTTTTTACATTCAGGCAGGCCCCGCCATGTTAAACGACACCGTTGACAGCGAATGGGGTTTTTCTGGTAAAGCCGGTGCATCAGCTTCTTTGGCTGAAAACATGAGCCTTTACACCGAAGCCAGCTACGCCAAGTTCAAAGACAGCGATGCTGGTTATGGGCTGAAGTTGGGTGCCAAATACGCCTTTTGAGGCGCAAAAGGCACTGAACTACGTTTACCACTTCTTTCATGTGGTCGTCGTTCCGTGTATGCATCCCTCGTACTGGCGTTATTGCTTCCCGCCAACCTGGATCGTTCCTTACTTGTCGGACCTGCGTGATTACTACACGAAGGCCCCATACGCTAAAGAACGTGAATACTTGTTGGAAGCCGACTAACGTTGTAAAAGCTCTTCCTCACCTCACACGGGAAGGGCTTTTTTATTGCATGTAAGGGTGAATCAAGTTCATGGAGGGTGGACATGGTTGAGCTTCCTGTGCTTCCTGTTTGGGGGATTCCAGCAAGCCCTGAACTTGGGGTTGAACCACCCCTGCCGACACTGGAACTTTCAATTCCTCGTGGTCGAGGTTTGATCCTGCCCTCCGCAAAGCAGATGAGGCAGCAGATTCAAGAAGAGCAAGAGGCGCTAGATGAGAATAAAGAACAGACCCTACAACGCTTAAAACCACAGAAGCGCCCAAACATACAAACGCCGCCGAAAACCGCACAGTTCAAGGAAGTAACTGAAATCACGCTACCTGGGACTGACATCAGCATCCCAGTTCCACGGAAAGAAATCCTATCTACTGCGATTGTGACGGCTGGGGCGTCTTCTGTTGCTGCAGTTGCTGGGACACTTGTTGCATCAACGCTTTTAAAGCGGCTCGTTCAGCTTCTAAAGCCTGTAATGAAGACTGGTATGAAGCGTCTTGCAAAGCTACGGGGTCGTCCTGCGCCTGAAACTTTTGGTAGGCAGCGATTGAGACAACGCCGGAACAAAGAGCACCCAGCTGGCTCTTAGGGTCAAGCATGTAACCACGGTCGTATAGGTTCGCGCATTCCTTTGCTCTAACTAGCAGGGAGTCAAGCTTGTCTTTGTAGATCCGTTGTCGCGCTAGTTCCTTACACATTTCACTGATCGAGCCGTCAAGCGGTGCTGCTAGGCCGATTTGGATGCCCCAATTTCCTGACCGTGTGTAACTGGTGGTATGCGTGTCTGCACCGAGATAAAACGGCGTGACGTTAAGGGTTGGACCATTGCAAGATATGCCCTTACCCATGTGCTGCCTTGATGGCGCACCGTTGTTGTTGAACTGCATCGACGTGTTGGTGTTATTGCTGGTTGCCGCTGCCTGCGGTCCAGCGATATTGCTTACTTCTGCTGCGTTGACTGCACCGCCAAAAATTATTGCGCAAAGACCGAAAGCGTAGTGGTAGTTGATTCGGTTTCGATGGTGCGGTCGATGTCGATCGTTTCGATGATGCCTGCGGCCCTGGTGGTGACTTCCAAGTTGAAATCCGCGCCCTCCGTAACGATGTCCCATGTGGTGGAGCTGTTGGTGATGTCAGCGGCATTCGGCTTTACGTTAGTGCCAGACCAAGTATTAACAGCTGCACCGTAAATTTCATGCGCAACGGTTTCATCAATCGTCTGCGTCGTGGTCGTCGTCGCGTTGACGGTTGCAGAGGTGAAGCGCGGTGAGATCGTTTGCGCTGTTGCTGGTGCAGCAGTCAGCAGGATCGCAAGAGCAAGAAAGCGTTTCATTTGACCGTGGTGGGTGGTTTGGGTTCGTCCTTTTTCTTGTTCTGCCTGATATTGACACCCATCGCGGCCATGGTCCCCGTCAGCAAGCTGGCCGGGAAAGTTGGATCGAGCGACTGTTTAAACACCCCCAAATAATTGGCGGTAAGGATTGCCATGCTCCACGCAAGAACTGCAAGTTTGACAAGATCACCTAGGCGTGAATGTTCTTGTTCCTGCCCTTGCGTTTCAGTCGGTTCAGCCATGATGGTTAGGACGACCGTCGATTGTCATGCTAGAGATTCTTGCGGCCGTCACAGGTGCCAGCGTTACTGCTGCTGCGATGTCCATAAATAATGCAGGCAGGCAAAACCTGCAGACCCGTGAAACGTTGGCACGTCTAACGATTGCAGTCGAAAATTTGGCAGAACGGCTGAACGTATTTCATGACGACGTGATGCGCAAAGACAGCGAAGTCTTTCAAAGGTTGCGGAATCTAGAGGCTTCAGTAGCAAGGCTTGAAGCGAAACAAGAACGCACCTAGAATTTGCGCGTTGCTGGTTTTTCGCCATGCTGTTGCTATTCAAGCCGATCTTGATGTCATTCATCAACAGCAAGGCGGTGCGCCAGTTGTTGATTGATTTGCTTAAGGCGGCAGCTAAGCAATCAACCAATACGGTCGATGATCAACTGGTTGCTCTTGTCGAGCGTAATCTGCTGCCCCCTAATGCTTGATTTGTTGAAGTATTTCGAGCACTTCAGATTTGGCAATCCGTACCAACTCGCAGCGATTGCGCAGTTGGAACAGGATTTGCCGCAACATCTGAAGGACGAAGATGCTGAATGGTTGCAAGCGTGGAAAGCAGCAGGCATTGAACAGCAGGTTCATGCGCCGTACTACCACCAACTAACGTCAAAAACTGGTTACGGCTACCGCGAGTGCTTTTCTGCAGTGGCTGGAATGGCAGCTGCGTTTCATGGTCGTGTTGACAGCTTTGATGTCTACAACCGAATCAGAAAGCACCTTGGGGATACAACGTCAGTTGACGTGCAGCTAAACGCGCTGCGGACGTTAGGTCTTGACGCTGAATTCAGAACTGATGGAAGGTTTGATGACCTAGAGATTGAGATTGACGCAGGTCGCCCGGTCATCGTGATGTATCTGCATCGGGGATCCGTTACCGAGCCTGTGTGCAACGACGATGGTTGCGGTCATGTCGTGCTTGTCGTTGGTTACAACCGCGAAGAGCTAATCGTGCATGATCCGATGGGCGTGCCTGACATGATCAACGGCGGGCACAAAAACAACGACCGCGCTGATTATGTGCGCATCAGTCGGCAAGCATTCAAGCCCAGGTGGGAAGTTGAAGGTGATGGCACTGGTTGGATGATTATTACGCAATAGTTGTTCTAGATACAATGTTTGCAGTTGCAGATGTCGGTCAATGACTTCTATCAGGCAACTGCATGGAACATAGAATCGACGAGACGATTTTAGTTCCACGCAAAAAAGCTAAGGAACGATTTCGCAGCTCAATTCACAATGCATGGGGTTGGTCCTGTGCATATTGCGGCCGTGAATTATCAGAGCGTGATGTAACGCTTGATCATGTAGAAGCGAAAGCAAACGGCGGCCTGACAGTCAAACACAACCTTGTAAGTTGCTGTCTTGGTTGTAATAGCTCAAAGGGCCACCAAGACTGGCGCGACTGGTATCAACGGCAAATTTTTCACGACAATTATCGAGAGCAATGGATTGAAAAATGGATTGATGGGTGATAATCTTGCTGCAGCATAATTACGAAACGGTGGGTGTTCTTGCTGATTGGCAGATCCGTAGTCGCTGCGAAGGTGATTCGCCTATGGTCGAACCTTTTATTTTGGATCTGCTTAACCCTGCCTCTTTGGATGTTGTTTTGGGGCCTTACATTATGGTTGAAGACCCGAGCAATTTTGACTTGGTAAGGGTCGATATTTCAGAGCACACCGAAGACAACCCGTGGCTGCTTGACCCTGGCGAGTTTGTACTAGGCGAGACCCGCGAAACGTTCAACCTGCCGAACACAATCAGCGCACAATTCGTCCTTAAATCGTCCCGTGCGCGTGCCGGGTATGATCACGCTCTCGCCGGGTGGGCGGACCCAGGTTGGGCGGGCAGTAAACTAACCGTCGAACTCAAAAACAATCGTCGATATCATCCGCTGCCGTTATATCCCGGTCTAAAAATCGGCCAGATGGTTTTTCATTGGATGGACGAAACCCCTGTTCTGAGCTACCCAGATCAGCGTGGCGGTGCTCATTACATGAACCATCAGACTGTGATGCCAGATATTGCAGTGTCGCGTTCAGCATGAACCGGTGACGCCACATGTCTAGCAGCTGTTCATGCAGTGAACGGGCTGCAAGCTCTTGCGTGAACTCATTGCACATGCCGCCGTAACAAACGCGATACAGCTTCCCTAACTTCGTTTCTATTACTTCAAGTTTGGGAATCGTCTTGCGAGTATCCTGCGCAAAAGCTTTCTTTTCCATGACTTTTGACTGGATGGCGGCGGAACTCCCCTTAGAGGAGCAATTAACTGTAGAGAATCAAATTAGAGCAATTTCCGAGCAATGTGATACCGAGACCATAAAAGATCTGTGTAAGTCACTATTGCAGCAAAACCACCATTACGCCCTGCTGCTTCGTAACGCCACAAAGCACATCATCGAACTGGAGCTTGCGGCCGACGACAGGCAGTTACTCGAACCGGTTAAGACCGTCCGACGCCCTTGGTGGCGTGTGATCTTGCGCCGCAATTAGTCGCAGCTTCTTTAATGCACGGTTTTTAATTTGCCTGGTGCGTTCGCGACAGATGCCCAGTTCTGCACCGATGTGCGCCAACGGCATCCCTTTAGTGCCTGAGTAGTACCGCGTGAGCACGTCGTATTCACGGTCTGTCAGCTTGTTGATGGCACGACCGAGCTTTTCCTCTTCTTCTGACTTGATGACGTGGCTAACAACGTCAGAATCTTTGGACGTGTCGGCAATTTGATTCATCAACGGCGATCCGTCTTCGTGACAAAGCGCATCAAGGCTGCGTGTCGGTGTTGAACGCTCAAACCACATCATCAGTTCTTCAGGCTTGCGTTCGACGTGATCCGCCATTTCTTGCAGTGATGGAGCCCTGCCGTTTAGCTGATGAAACTGATTCGACCACGTTGCCAGCCGGTTGATGTTTTCGATGGTGTTGGTCGGAATGCGAATCATCCGGCTGTGATGATCGATCGACCGTGAAATGCTCTGTCGGATCCACCAATACGCATACGTCGAGAACTTGTAGCCACGAGTGCCGTCGAACTTCTCTGTAGCGCGTGCAAGACCAATGCAGCCCTCTTGGCATAGATCAGCAAGTTCTAGACCCGTACCTTGAATGCGGTTTGCATACTTGCGTGCAAGGCTCACAACCAGTCGCAGGTTGCTGTTGATTAGTTGTTGCCGCGCACGCTCACCAGATCGAATGACACGCTTCTCTGCCGTCGTCAGAGGTGGCGGGTTGGTTATTTCTTTGCGTTGCTCGTCAAGTTCTTGCCACGCAACGATTCGCCGCGACAGTTCGATTTCTTGATCAGCAGTAAGCAGCGGAAACTTACCGATGTTGTCTAGGTAAAACTTGAATGAATCAGTCACGGCAAGGCTGAATAACGCAAAGGCTATCAGCCTTGCTTATGAAGGTCAGTTAATCAGAAGGGGACTTCACCGGTTGAAGTATCACTGATGCGGGGCAGGAATTCAAAGCGACCACATTTGAAAATGTGCTTGCGACGTTTGCCGCCGTCAGATTCCCATTCGTTCATGACGATCTTGCCGATGCCATAAAAGCTGTCGCCTTGACCCATCTTTTCCTTGATGACTTCACCGGAACGGCCCCACACTTCAACGTCGATGGCGTTGTTGATCCAGTTGCCGTTTTTGTCTTTACCTTCGTTGATGCCGCCGTAGAACTTGGCGACGGTGGTGTCACCGACGTTTTTCAGTTCGATGTCACCCAGGATGCGGATGATGCCGCTTGCTTGCAGGGTCATTTCAGGACAGAGGTGTGATGTTTTTGGCTTGCTCGAAAGCAAGAACGTCGGCCAGGTAATACCTGACGCGAGGCAGTCTGGGATCTAATGCGAGCTTGTCAAGTTTTTGATAGACAGGCCCGCGACCTTCACGCCGCCAGCGTTTAATGGTGCCATAGGTGACGCCATAACGGATGGCAAGATCTTCAGTGGTTAGATATGTCTGGATGTCGTCAGTCATTTTTTGTTTCGTGTATAGACCATGATGGCTTAAATTCACCGCAGAAATTGTTACCGTCAAGTGTCGGCCACTCAGCCATTTCGTAGAGAGATCGACTGGACTCTGCCCGTGTTTTTTCGTTGATCAAAATCGGTCTTGGCGCATAGCGATGGCATTCGCCAATGTTGCCGCCTTCGAAAACAAAAAAACGGCAGCCTTTGCAGTTTCCTAAGTTGTCGATCATTGCTGATGCTCCTTGATTTGCGCTTCGCGATTTTTGAGCAGTTCAACCAGCTGTTCATACTCGCCAGGCTTAAAATCTTTTTTCTCGTTCCGTTCAGCAACACGCTTGCTTAGAGTCTGCAACGCAGCAAGATCTTTGGCGGCTTGAATTACCTTTGCGCCTGCATTGAATGCAGCACTGGTTGCAGGCTTGCTTGATGCTTTCTTGGCTGCCGGTGCGTTGTTTGATGGCGGCAGGTCAGGCACGTCGTCGGTGTCCATGTCGGCCACGATGCCCAAAATCGAGCAAATGGAATGGCGACGGTGAAAAGTGCTTGCCTTGCCCCATTCCTGGGTCATATTGCGACCGTCACAGACGACTAGCTTGCAGCTGCTGTGAATAGTTTCACCGCTGACGTGATGCAAGGTTGTGACCAACGAATCATCGAGATACGTTTGAGTCAGCGCCAAACCGTTTTTGTTCAGCGCAGGCGTCACCGTTGACAGCACGTTGGCGAGATCAGCAAACTTGCCGTAGTTCGCCCGTGCGTTTTTCTCGATCTTGTCAACGTCTTTTTGGAACTGAATCAGTGCTTTTGTTAGTTCAGACATCAGAAGTCAGAAAAAGGAATTTCGTCGTAGGTCGCCCAGCTGGGCAGTGAAAGGGTTTGCACGTTGTCGCCATAACCGGGCCATTCGTCCCGTTGCTTGCAAGTCGCAATGCGGTGCATGGCGCGTCTGCGTTGATCTTCACCGATAGCAGATGCTTCGGTGTCAAGTTCATACACAGCCGTCTGGAAAGGATAGGTCTTTTCCACGACGATGAAGATGAACCTGGCGCAGTTTGTGCCTTTCACATAGTGCGCTTGCTGCCGGTGATAGCCGAAATTTGCGACCGACTTTGCAAACGACTTAGGTGAGGCGTCTTGCGTCGTTTTTAGATCGACGACTAGATCACCAGCCCACCAGTCGGGGCGACATTTGCATCGCAAGCCGTGCTCGTCGTCATCCCACCAAAGTGAGTATTCGGCTTCACCCACTGACAGCAACCAAGCTGCTTCAGGGTGATTACGGACTGACTCGGCCATTTGTTCTGCGGTGTCCATTTCTGACTGCAGAACAGGTTCAAATCCGTCGTTGATGAGTTGTTGCGCTTCCTTGGTTCGCCGTGATGAGATAACAGGGTGTCGCTTTTTGAGGTCATCGGGTTCAAGCACAGCAGTATGGCAGAGAGTGCCAAGCCGCATCGCAGCAGTCGGGTCATTTTTTGGGCGATTGGGGTCGATGTACTTTTTGAAATAGTGCCGCGGGGATTGCAACACTGCGTGCAGATGTGAGGCCGAAACCGCAGGGTCCGCGTGATATTCCGCGTTGGAAATCATCAGGGTGCCACAGGGGTCAGCGCAGCTTAAACCGGTTTTTTCGTCAGTGCAAGACATTGCCGTTTTTGCTGTTATGCTTTGGTTTCTTCACCCTGAAACGGGCGAAGGACAAGTCACCCTCAGCGGACAGGGTGCGAGGGGTGCGGATGCGTGAGTCGGCCTTAGTCCGCAACTATTAACCACCAGCTGCAAACGTCCATAGAAGGATGCAGCTCATCAACATTGCTGGCAGTAGCAGCAAGATCATCAGACCCAGGTCATTTGCCGTCATTGATAAAGATCCAAAGGTCTTTAAATTCAGTGCCAGTCATACCGCGTTTGTACTCAACAAAGTCGCGGTGACACCATTTGACGTTTGACGGGTGATGAATCTTCGACTGACCGTGAATGGGAACGTAAGACCTGGGGATATCCAAGACGACTGCAGCGGTTTCCTTGCCGGCAATTTCAATCGGTTTGCCGGTGTAGTCACATCGACCGTTGAAGGTGTCGAGCACTTGTTGCACCCAGGTCTTGTCGTAACCCTTGACCAGTGAATTAAGGCCCTGCGTGGAAGTCTTGCGGCGTGTCCTGAACAATCCGTAGATGGATGATTTCAGGCGACAGTGTGCGCAGGACTTGCGGCCAGGTCGTGCAGGACGCATACAGCAGGAAGTGCAGAAACCTCTGCTGCGTGCTTGTTCGAGTTGATATGCGGCAGGCATTAGCGCAACGGTTGAGCTTCGATAGTGACGACGTAACCGGCATCAGTGGCTTCGTCGATTAGCGGTTGTGCATCGCTTAGATCGTTGACCCATTCAGTCCACATGACGCGACCTTCTAAGCCAAGTAAACGACGCCACAGGCTGCGCCGCCGTGCTTCGAGGTAGTAAACCTCTGCGCGGTCTTCTGGCAGCACTTCAGACTCGTCAACGGTGTCTTCGAGCCATTCTTTGTAGCGCAGCGAATAGTTGTGAAAGTCTTCCATCAGTTTTGAGGCAGTTTGGGGAGTTGCGGTGCGGGTTTGTTCCAGACCACTGGTGGGGGTGGGGTCTGTTCGCCCGGAAGGACCGGGCGTTGCTTGCGGATGATTTGAAGCATGATCAGACGCGGGAACGAAGTTCGGCTTGAATCATTTCGACGATTTCTGCATTGCGCTTGCGGATGCTGGGGTTTTTAGAAACAGCGCCTTGTGCAGAGATTTCGAGCGAGTTATCCATCAGCACCAAGGTGGGGATGGTTTTGCAGCGTTCGGGTGTCCAGTAGTTCATGAGTTGCGTTGGCTTGAACTGATCCAAGTATGCACCCTGATGTGCCCTGATGTCTACCCTGACGTGTGACAGGGACGCAACTGGTTCAATACTGCGGGATGACTGAAATGATCGCGCCCGCTGGTTCATACGGCAGGCAATACCGCTTGCTCGCATTCAGCACAACGACAAAACAATCATCCTGCAGCACACCACCGTCCACTAACGCATCAAGAGTTGACCGACAGCACTTGTCGATATCGTTCCTTTTCACCGTGTATTGCTTCGGTGCATTCGCACGCGGTTGCCCGTTTGTCGTCAGATGAGTCTTAGGTCGAGCGAAACGAAACACGATCGACACCGCTACAGGCACATCCATTGGACGCGAAACAGATGGACACGCGCCAACAATCGCCATGCGCCATGGCTTGCATCGCTTGGAAACCTCGATTAACCTGCCGCCACCGACATGGCGTTTTGAGCCTTGCGGAGCTGGGTCAATTCCATTTATCGCAATGTGAATTGGCTCGAATTCACGTTTATTTTCATCCGCTTCATTTTTCATGATTCAACAGATCGGCTTCCACCAAGAAAGCGTAAATCCGTTTATCGAACTCAAGATCTACCACATCACAGAAGATCGCAAAATGCTCTTCGGTGAATGGCAAGCCCCATCAGGCAAATTTGAGGAAGCAATCCTTAATCCTGCCTACGGCGAACAGAACGTTTTAGAAGTGCTTGAAGTCGGCACCGTCGTTCACATTCGACAGCCGAAAGAAAACACCAAGTCACGCGGCACTAAGTGGCGTGCCTACATGCGACCGCTGGCTGAGCAACCGATCTGGGTGCAGGAAGCTGCCAACCCGCAAGAAAAGCAGCTGCCAAAGGTCGTGCAGATCCGTCGTGCAGTTATCAAGCCTGTAAGCGGCGACCCGTTGCGCGTGACCATTAACGAATCTTTCCTTGCGCAGCATTGCCGAGAAGTTGCGCAAAAGAAGGGTTACACCGGCAACACGGCTGGATCAAAAGCCGTGATGGACATCATCCGTGCCGCAATGAAAGCAGGTCTTGAAGCATGACCCCAGAACAACGTGATGCGCTGTTGAAGGCGCTGCGAAAGGATCTAGAGCAAACCCGCAAGACGGTTGATTTCTTGCGGCAGCAACGCGAGCATGAAGAGGCCCTGTACTGGGAAACCGGTATTTGGCGCGACGTGACCCGCAGTGAAGCCGAACAGGTCAGACAGGATTCAGGTCTGATGCTGACGCAGCACGAAGAAACGCTGAAAGCGTTTTTTGCCGCAATGGATGGGCAAAAAAAATGACGGTGTAGGCAACACCGTCAAACCAAACGCAACTCACAGGGTATGCCGACCCCGCACCGAAAATACCATGTCATTCATTCCAGAGCAAACCCCGTTTGTCGCGCTGCCAACAGCGTTACGGGGTCGCCTTGCACCGAACCAACTTGCAGTGTTGTGGGTGCTGCAGAGCTATTACCCGGAAATTTTCCCGAGCTACGAGCGGATTGCGAACGACACGCAGCTTTCGCGTAGCACGGTGATCCGCGTCATAAAGCAACTGGCAGCCGATGGCTGGCTGGTGAAGACCGACCGATTTGCGGAAAACGGGCAGACCAGCAACGTCTACGAAGTCCGCGTGTGGGACAACCGGGGTGTAAATCTGACACCCCCTAAACCTAGTGTTGATCCGGGGTGTCAATCTGACACTAGTGTCACAGTGACACGGGGGGGGTGTCAGCCTGACACCCTAACTAAAACAAATCAACTAAAACAAATAAAACCAACAGCCAATACTGTTGGTTTCCAGGTGCTGGACGGTATTGACACGCCTGAGACGAACGGAAACCAACGGCAGGCAGGCACGGAACAAGTTCCGAACAAAACAGCCCGCAAGCGCACGACCTACACCGACGAGTTCAGCGCCTTCTGGAAGCAATACCAAGCCATCGACAAAAAGGCTTCAGGGCAGTCCAAACCGAAAGCTGCGAAGGAATACGCCATCGCACTGCGTCAAGCGCCTCACAGCGCCTTGCAGGACGCTCTAAAGGCTGCTGTCAACGAACAGTCACGCGCAGAACGCACCCCAGGGGCACTTGCGGCCACGTTCCCCGATTGCTTCCGTTGGCTGCGAGACGGCAAATATGAAGCGTTCCTTGAGAACGGTGCCTCAGGGGTTGAAAAACCATTCGACCCGCGTGATCATGCGCCGAACGGGGACGACCCGTTTTGATTTTTAGCCCTTCCGTGAGCGCGGAAGCAGCAATTTTGAAGCCGAACACCTTTCGGGCTGGTGGCCTACAGGTTCACCGGCTGATCTCACGCGAAGGTCCATCACCGACCTTCGTTCTGTACTACCGCAACACCGCCAGGTTTTTTCATGACCCGGCAGATATTCGTCGCCATTTGCGTCTCACTAAAGGATCTGCGACACGCGATCAACTGGTCGCTTGGTTTGATTCCTTCGATACAGACCAAAAACCGCAGGCAGACTTTCCTCATCAACGGATCGCTGCTGAAGGTTTCGGCCCCGAAGCACACTTAGACAGCACCGACCCGAATCACAACACCAAGACGGTGATCTGATCGCGTCATGACTGCAAATCACAAACGGCTTGCACAAAGCCGTGATACTTCGTGGCGGCCGCCCGCACACGAATGCTTCGCCTGTAACGATTCGGGAATCATCAGTAATTCAGACGGTCTCGTTAATGAGTACCTGCCGGATTACGACGCCGAAATCATCGACGGTGTACTTCACCGCCAAGGCGGTGCAGACCTTGCCCTGATTTGTCATTGCAAGTGCGCCTACACCATCTACGCACCAGACGGCAGCACCGCACGCGGTGGTCTGCGTGACTCTGGGACATCAGAACCCATCACGGTGCAAACCGATGCTGGGCCGCGTTCTGTAGGCATTTCAATCGACAAAGACACCGCACGCAAACTGCACCAGCGACGTAAACAACAATGGCTTGAAACTGCTGCATTCATGAATCAACAGCAGCTTCAACCAACACCCACAAACGCCACTGCTACTAATGTCAAACGACAACTGTCAGCTTCCTCAGGAATCCTCAAAGACTTGCGGATGTCCCATGCCGCTTAACGACTTGATCGACGTTTCCAAGCGTCAAGAACCCGTGATCGCAAAACTAGAAACGATCATGGAAGATGCCCTTGCAACCGCTGCTGCAATTTCTGACAACGCCTTTGACGAACAGCGGCAAATACCAATGGCTCTGGTATCATCTTTCGCTAAAGACCTTGAGATGATCAAGGAATATCTGTTCACCGCTGCATCGGTTCATGAGAGACGTAAAAGTTAGTTTGTCGCCTGAAGACATCGAAACTTACGACCGGATGGCACGGCAGGAAGGTGTGTCCCGTTCAGAGATCATCCGTCAACTGCTGCGTTCATCCGGCTTCGGTAGCGGCGCACTGCATCGCGTCACAGGCGCAATCCGTAAACGCTTCCATGGTGTATTTACCGCACAGCAAGCCGAGCAAGCCGCCGCGATCGCCATCGTTGAAATCGCACATCAGATGCGACAAGAAACTGGGCGAACTGCTGGAACTACTTGATCACTATCACCTTGCGCTCTACGAAGACCGCAACAACCCCAATCGTCCACAATTTATTGATTAGCCCTAGTTATCATTAGGGCGAAAGCCTGTTACTAATGGCTGCAAAAAATACCACCAAAGCAGAAACTGAATTGCGCGTTGCTGAATTCGTTCGCATCGTTGCAAGCGGTGGTCGTCGGTCTGACTGCATTCGATATGCGACAGATCACTGGGGGGTAACTGATCGGACGGTTGACAAGTATCTAGCCCTCGCACGCGATCAGATTCGCGCTGATTGGGACTTAGAACGACCGCAGATGGTCGCAGACCTCTTGTCGCAATGCGCCACCCTGCAGCAGGAAGCACGCGCTAAAGGCCAATATCACATCGCCCTGGGTGCCATCAACACCGCCGCAAAACTTGCACAGCTCTGTTCATGACCGAAGAATTCTGGTACGAGCCAACTGAAGACGACATGTACCGCGTCTTCATGAAGATCGACGATGTGACCATGAGTTGCACTGTTTCGTCGATGCACTTGATTGAAGAGAAGCGTGCCCAGCTGCGTGGGGCGTGTCTGCGAAATGTCAATCCTTGATGCTGCACCGCTAGGTCATGTGCTCGGTGATTCATCGGGCCTTGACACTGACATGCTGCTTAAACGCATGAAGGCCGACCTACACCCAGGTCAGCTTGCGTTTGTCGAAGACCAAGAATCAGAAATCCTCGCGATTAGCGCCGGGTATGGCGCAGGTAAAACCAGATCGCTGCTTTGCAAGGCTGTGTCCCTTGCGATTGCAAATCAAGGGTTCACCGGGTGCGTCATGGAGCCGACTGGCCCGATGATCCGCGACATTTGGATCAGTGAATTCGATTCCTACTTAGAGCAGTACGAGATCCCGTACAGCTTTCGCGCAAGTCCACTGCCGAACTACACCCTGCACTTGCCTGGGGGTGACACGCATATCTTGTGCCGCAGTTACGAGAACGTTGGACGGATTGTGGGTGTCAACCTGTCGCACGTCATCGTTGACGAGGTGGACACAGTTCAATACTCAATAGCGGCGAAGGCATTTCCAAAAATCCTTGGTCGCTTGCGGTCTGGTCATGTTCGACAGTTTGCGGTAGCAAGCACGCCAGAAGGCTTTAGGTGGCTCTACAACGAGTTCGGCAGCCCTGAAGCACAACAGCGCACGGATCGCAAGTTGATTCGTATGCGCACGCAAGACAACCCACATCTGCCGCCTGACTTCATTGAACGCCTAAAGGCAAACTACGATCCGACGATGCTTCAGGCATACCTGAACGGGGAGTTTGTCAACCTAAACACCGGCCAAGTTTACGACAGGTTCGATAGAGAAAAGCACCTTTGTACGCCTGCAAAATATGAAGACGAGCCATGGCATGTTGGCCTAGATTTCAACGTCGGCAACATGTCGGCGGTGATAGGTGTTCGTGACGGCGATAAGATTTTTATTGTCGATGAAATCAGTGGCAGTCATGACACCGATTCGCTCGCACAAGAAATTAAACGACGAGCTGGGCAAAGATCCAAGATATACATCTACCCTGACGCATCAGGCGGAAATCGAAGCACGAACGCCACACGAACTGACATCGAAATATTGCAATCGTATGGGTTCATTAACCAGTCGGGTCGGTCAAATCCTCCCGTCCGCGATCGGGTTTCTACTGTTCAAGCTGCTTTGGAGAACGGCAAAGGGGAAGTCAGATTGCAAGTAGCGAAGCACTGCACCAAGCTGATCGAGTGCCTCGAACTGCAGTCTTATACGGAAGCAGGCGACCCAGATAAAGACGCAGGGTATGACCACATGGTCGATGCGCTGGGTTACTTGGTATGGAAACAATTCAGCCTGTTGGAAATGCGGGCTGGACGTGGTACTGGTTTTAGAATTTATTGAGTTAATCGGCTGCAAGTCATGGCCCGTCGATATGTACGCGACAATCGCGGCAGATTTGCAACCACAGGTGCAACGGCTCGCGGCGGTCGTTTAAGAACAGCAAGCGGCAATAAACGCAAAGCGCAAACGATGAAAGCAACGCCTGGTGAATCCAAGCGTGGAACGACAAAGCGCAGCACGATCAAGGCAAGGCGCACTGAAAAGCCGAAAGTTTCAAGCGCACGCGAACAGGCAACAAATCGCCTGAAGCTCAGAACTGCAGCCAAGCGCAGATTGATAGCTGATCGAGGCTCTGTGATTCCTGCGCAACCCAAAGCGCGTCGGATTCGTGCTCAACGTCCTGCATCAACAGTTGCCAAACCACGCACCAAAGGCAATGACCCGAGAACTGTTGCGCGTCGCGTTGATCGCAAGGTCGCTGTGAATGAAGCGAACCTGCGGAACATGACTCGTTATGGAAACTTGCCAAATCCGCGTCAATACGACAAAGCGATTAAGCGTTCTTTGACGTTGAAGCGTGCGCAAGATTTCACAAGAACCGGTCAGCTGCCTGGTCGTGATAACTCGATCAGAGCGCAACGCGAACGACGTGCAGCCAGTCAACGACTTGCGGCGAAGAATGCAGCACGGCGACGCGGCGACACTGCTTCTGTAAACGTGCCGATGCGTGGTTCACGCGGTCGTCGCCTTGACAGTGAGATCACCCGCAACGTCACACAGCAGCGCACAACTAAACGCGCTGAAAGCCGAGCACGCAACGCGCAATTCAAGTCTGATCAATCACGCGCTAAAGCACTTCGCGGCAAGTACGGCGATCAGCTTGCTAAGGACTTCGCTGCTAAATCTGGCCGCAAAGTCAGCGAGGTAAAAGCCACGATCAAAGGCATGGCACCATCGCAACAGGTGAAGTTGCTGACGAGGGCTGGCCGTGAGCAACGAGCACAAGCAAACCTTGCCCGTACTGCTGACACCCGTAACAAGCCAGGATCAACCATGATCAGGCGACCTTCTCAAAAGATGACACGCGGCAATCTTCGCGCTGAAAGAGCCCTTGAGTTTTACAAGGATCCGAAGCAAGCCTTGAAATCAGTCAACAAAACGCGCCGTGGTTTTAGGTTGCCAAGGTCAATGCGTTAAATCTGATCTATAGTTCAGCCGCTACATGCTTCCGTTATGGAATCATTCCTCACCAAGCTGAACGACCTGATCGCTGAACAGGAAGGGGTATCGCTCATTGAAATGGTCGGTGCCCTTGAAATTACTAAAGCCGAACTGATCGAAAGCCTGTTTGAGGTTGACGATGACGAAGCCTAAAGTCACAGCGGTCGGCCGGATGCTGCAGCCAAAAAATGGCGAACCACGCAAGCATCAAGTGATCAAGGTCAATGCCAACGGCACGGCCAAAATCATCAAAGACAAAACACTAGACAATTGATTGCCTCAGGTGTAACTTAGTCGAGTTCTGTTTATTGAAACATGCTCGAAGGCGCTGATTTGCTCGCAAAATGTCGCGAGGGTACGCATCTGTCTAAATCCGACTTGGTGCGTGCATGTGGTTACGTTACTGAGCGTCCTGATGGACAAGGTGAGCGCATCAAGTTCACCGAGTTTTATGAAGCCTTGCTCGCCGCAAAAGGTCTTGTTCTAAAGACCGAAAAGCGGATGGGTCGCAAGCTAACGCATCAGACCAAGATCCAAAAAGATGGCAAGCTGCTAATCGGCAGCGCATATGTCAGCGAACTGGGTCTGGAACCTGGCGCAAAGTTTGACATCAAGGTGGGTCGCAACAGCGTTGTTCTGACTGCTGCAAACGCTGAGTAAACTATCAGCATTGGCCTGCGAGATTAGCTGTGTATTCTGGTTTTTCTCATTACGATCGCCAGCGATTCAGCAAAGTTTCGCAGGTCTCAGACCCTAATGCCGCTTGGCACAACCAAGAACCGCATTGGGGTCTAATCGAAGACTTAATCGGTGGCACTTACGAAGTGCGGCGTCGTCATCGCCGGTACTTGCCACAGGAAGAACGAGAGCAAGATATCAGCTATGACCATCGTTTGAGCAGGTCAGTCGTTCCCCCTTACCTGCAGCGCCTCGAAAAAATGCTGGCGGGCATGTTGACCCGTAAGCCGGTGCGGCTTAACGACACGTCAGATCAGATCCGTGAACAGCTGTTCAACGTTGACCTGCAAGATGACCTCAACGTTTGGACCTATGAAACAGCACGCAAGCTGATTCGTTACGGGCACATCGGCGTTCTTGTTGATGCACCTACTGATGGCAACGGCAGGCCTTACTGGGTAACTTATACGCCGCGCCAAATTTTAGGCTTCAGACATGAAATTATCGACGGGCAGCAGAAACTAACCCAGCTGCGGTTGTCTGAAACAGTGACGCTGCCTGACGGTGAGTACGGCGAAAAGCAAGTGCAACAGGTGCGTGTGTTGACGCCTGGTGAGTTCAAGCTGTTTCAGAAAGACGAGAAGAAAGGCAAGATGGAAATCGTCGATGAAGGTACGACAAGCCTGCAAGATATCCCGTTCAGCGTTGCATACGCCAACCGCGTAAATTACATGGAATCGCGGCCGCCGCTGGAAGATATCGCGATGCTGAACCTGAAGGCATATCAGGTGCAAAGCGATCTCGACAATCAGCTGCACATCAGTGCGGTGCCATTCTTGATTTTCAAGGGCTTTCCGTCTAGCGCAGAGGAAGTTAGTGCTGGTCCTGGTGAGGCGATTAGCTTCCCTGCCGAAGGTGACGCACAATATATTGCCCCGCCATCAGATGCATTTGCATCGCAGTTCCAACGACTTGATCAAATCGAAAAGCAGATCAACGAACTGGGTCTGTCTGCTGTGCTTGGTCAAAAGCTGAGTGCCGAGACCGCAGAAGCTAAGCGTCTTGATCGCAGTCAAGGTGACAGCACCATGATGGTCATCGCGCAAAACATGCAGGACATGATCGACAACTGCCTGCAGTTTCATGCGCAGTATTTGAACGATCGCCAACCCGGCAGCTGCTACGTCAACCGCGATTTTCTTGGCACACGCCTCGAACCGCAAGAGATTCAAGCACTGCTGCAGCTTTACACCGCTGGCACGATCACGCAAGAAACCTTGCTGTCACAACTCAGCGACAACGAAGTGCTGGGCGATGACTTTGACATTGAAGGTGAACTTGAAGCCACACAGGCTGGCGGCTTGCTTGATGCTGCACCCGAAGACACGATCATTGAATGATCGGGCATGATGGATTAGTGGCGGATTGATCATGGAATCGGACACGCCAAATAAATCAGAGAAATATCAGATCCACTACGTTCAGCGCGAATTGCCGCACCCGTTGTTTGCCATTGTGCGGATGACTTGGTTTTCAGAGCATGGCGCAGAACAAGTGGACGAAGTGCGAATCATTGACGAAGGCGAGGAAACTATCAAAGGTTTTGCCGAGGTCATGAAAACCGCGATTGAAGGCGGCGCTGAGGTTTGCCTGCAATGCCCTTATGACCCTGAAGAAGTGGGGATGCATGAGTAATGAGCACACCCTCAGTTTTGTTCAGAAATGCGATTGATCTGAATCGTTACAGCAACAGTGTTGCACGGCAGATCATCGAAAATTACAACCGTATTATTTTGGACTCTGTAGATCAACTGCAGAGGCTGATTCCGAACGTTACTGAAGGTGAATTACAGCCAATTACTGCGCCAGCAAAGGCCGCACGGTTGCGGTCGATATTGGCACAACTTAAGGAATCACTCGACACCTGGGCGGGCGACAGTTCGTTGCTCACTGCGTCAGAGTTGCAGGGTTTGGCTGAACTGCAGTCTGAATTTGTACAAGGTCAGCTGGAACAAGCTTTGCCGGCTGGTTCGCGCACTGCTGTCAACACGGTTGAGATTTCACCGCAGTTTGCACAATCGGTCGTGATGACTGACCCGACGCAGATCGGAGTTGTGACGCTTAGCGATGACTTGTTCGCTGCTGTTGAAGGATCACCGCAGAGGTTCAGCCTTACTGCAACGCAAGGCACGGCGATCACGTTGCCAAGCGGTCAAGTCGTCAACAAAGCATTTCGCGGCATTGCAGAGAAGCAGGCTGAACGTTTTGCGCAGGTTGTGCGGCAAGGTTTGCTAACTGGTGAGCCAACACAGGAAATCGCAAACCGCATCAAAGGTCGGCTGGATTTTGGTGATATTGGTCCGTTGTCGCGCGGTCAAGTGCGTGCAGCTGGCTTGTCAGTCAAGCAACTGCAGAAAGCAGGCGGCGAACTAACGAGGGTGACGAACAGCCAAGTGCTGACCCTTGTGCGCACCAGCGTGAATCAAGTCGCGAACGCTGCATCGCAACAGGTCTACGAGGCAAACCAAGACATCACCAAGCGATATCGCTACGTCGCAACGCTTGATACGCGCACCTCTGCAATCTGTCGTGCATTAGATGGCCGCGAGTTTGAATACGGCAAGGGACCAAAACCACCGCAGCATTTCAACTGCAGGTCCACGACTGTTCCGGTGATTGAACAAGAGGAAGGCGAAACACCGCTACCAGTTGGCCGTCGTGCTGCGCAGGGTGGCATGGTGCCTGCAAATCAGAGTTATGGCGAATGGCTTTCTAAGCAAGGCAAATCACGACAAGTAGAAGCATTAGGAGAATCACGAGTTCCATACTTCAAAAGGCTTTCCCGCAAGTATGGCCCGCGTGATGCAATCGCAAAGCTTGTACGCGATGACGGTAGTGAATTAACACTGGCCGACCTGCGGAAACGTTACGGCCGGATAAATTGAAGCAGCGTCTTCATTGTCATGCCTGGCTACATGAAAGGCCCTAAAAAGCCCGCCAAACCGGTCAAGAAAAAAGGCAGCAAGAAAAAATGAAAAAAGGACAGCGCGTTAGTTGGATGTATCAAGGCAAGCGGACCTTCGGTGTCGTAACTGGTTCTGCAGGTACACGGGCATCTGTTAAAGGACCGAGCGGTGGCACTGTCACCCGAGTCGGCAGCAAGGAAGACCCGGTGATCCGCATCAAGTCGGAAAGCACGGGCAACCCTGTGTTGAAACGTCGTTCACAGTTGCGTTCCGCGCCGAAGCGTAAATGAGCATCAAGTATCGCGGCGAAGAATTCAGCGGTTACAACAAACCGAAGCGGACGCCAGGTCATCCGAAGAAATCGCACGCGGTACTTGCGAAAGAAGGCGACAAGGTGAAACTGATTCGCTTTGGTCAACAAGGCGTTTCAGGTTCACCGCGTCGTAGTGGTGAAAGTAAAGCGGCCAAAGAACGCCGCGCATCATTTAAGGCGCGACATGCGCAAAACATTGCCAAGGGCAAAATGTCTGCAGCCTACTGGTCAAATAAAACCAAATGGTAGAAAAGGTGTAAACTAAGCCTGCAAATTAGCCCTGTGGGTTAAATGTCTGAAGAGCAAACTGCTCCTGTGGAGCAAAATGCAGAACTGTCTAATCTGCAAAACGAACTAGAAGCAATGCGGCGCAAAAATGCCGAGCTTCTAGATGAGTACAAGAAAGCCAAGCAACAGTCAAAAGCTGTTCCTGATGGCGTCGATGTCAACGAGCTGATCGAGTTCAAGCGCAGCGTCGAACAATCGAAGCTTGAGTCAAAGGGCAAGTATGACGAAGCCCGCCAAGCACTTGAACAACAGTTCCGCGAAGCAACGTCTGAAAAAGACAAGCGGATTGCAGAACTTGAGGCCCGTATTCGTGAACTTGAGTTAATCAGCCCTGCTGTTAGTGCATTGGCTGATGTTGTGCATGATCCTGAGCTAGTGCTGAACACGAAGCTAGATCGCAATCAGATCGAGCGCGAATCTGATGGCACCGTTGTAGTGGTTGACGGTTATCAGCGCACACCTGTATCTGACTGGGCGAAACAAAATGTGCCTGACTGGATGCAGAAAGCACCTAAACCACAAGGTTCTGGCGCACCGACAAGTCGCGGCAACGGCGACATTCCTGCAGGAACGAAGAATCCGTTCAGCCCAGAACATTACAACATCACCGAACAGATGCGTTTGGCTCGCACTGATCGTGATTTGTACGAAAGGCTCAAACTTGCAGCTGGTCGTTAGTATCTAATCACGGCGAGGCTGTGCTGAGCCAACAAGGGCTGTGCCCGACTCAGTAAACCTTTTTTTGGTAATTTGTTATGGCTACCCTGCGTAGCGATATCATCGTACCCGAGGTATTTACCCCGTACATCATTGAAGAGACCACCCGTCGGGATGCATTCCTGCAGTCCGGTGTTGTGTCTCCGATGGCGGAACTGAATGCCACCGAGGGCGGTGATTTCGTCAAGGTTCCTGCTTTCGCAGCAAACCTGGCTGGCGACTTTGAAGTGCTGACCGATAGCTCTTCACTGACTCCCGGCAAAATCACAACCAACCAGCAAACTGCCGTCATCCTCCACAGGGGACGTGCGTTCGAATCGCGTGATCTCGCAAGCCTCGCGGCTGGTTCGGACCCTATGGCCGCTATTGGTCAAAAACTTGCTGGCTACATTGCGCACCAGCGTCAAAAGGATCTGATTTCCACCCTTAGCGGTGTGTTCGGTTCCCTGAACGCCAACACCAGCAGCAGCGCATTCTTTGATCTGTGCATTGACTCTGAGTCTGGTGACACTCCGACCGCACTTTCTGCGCGTCAGATTGCAAAAGCTCGGTCAATTCTGGGCGACCAAGGCGAGAAGCTTTCTGTGCTTTGTATGCACAGCAAGGTTTACTACGACCTCGTTGAGCGCAACGCAATTCAGTACGTCAGCACTGAAGATGCACGCGGCACTTCTACCACCCAGTCAGGTGGTGATGTGAGCGGCCAGTTCGGCAATCCTTCCGTTCCCGTTTACATGGGAATGCGCGTGATTGTTAGCGACGATGTGCAGACTGCAGGCTCTGGTTCTTCAACCGAGTATGCAACTTATGCATTCACTCCTGGCGCTGTTGCATCTGGCGAGCAAACCGGCCTCGACATCGAGCAAGACCGGGACATCCTTGCCAAATCCGATGCAATGAGCCTTGACGCTCATTATGTGTACCACCCCGTTGGTGCTAAGTACGGTTCTGCAACCGTGAACCCGACCCGCACTGTTCTCGAAACTGCGTCTAACTGGACGAAAGTCTTTGAGACCAAGAACGTCGGGATCGTGCGTATTACCAACGTTTCCAACCAAGACTGAGGTAATTAACCATGGCATCCCTCTTTGAAGTAACCGCCGGCAAAGCCATTGGCTATGTCAAAGGCGGCGCTGTTACCCAGTTGACCGATAAGTCCACTGGCGTAACCCTGAACCAGCCCTGCGGTCAGATCACCACTGACGACGCTTCCCTTGCTGGTGCGGCTGAAGTTTCCTTCACCGTTACTAACAGCGAAGTGGCCGCCACCGATGTGGTGTCTGTCTGCGTGCAATCTGGTGCAAGCACCGGTACTTACATCGCAAGTGTGAGCGCCGTTGCTGCTGGGTCTTTCGATGTGACCCTTTCCAACGTCGGTTCGACTGCAGGTGAAGCCCTTGTGCTGAACTTTGTTGTCATCAAGAGTGCAGCTTCCTGATGGGGTTGTTCGCTTTCCGGCGAAAACATGAGATTGAGGCTGCCGCAAATGCGGTGGCCTCTTCTTCTGTTGACGCGCCAAAATCTAAAAAACGGACCGTGAAGGCCGATGGCAATCTCAATCGACGCAACAGCGGGCGGCGCAAGCGCCAACAGTTACCTGACGCTGAGTGACGCACAAGATATCATCGACGGCTTGATCGAAGATGATGACGTTACTGCGTGGGCAAGTGCTACCACGGATCAAAAGAATCGTGCCCTTTATACCGCTGCGCAGCGCATTGATCGCGAGCGGTTTCTAGGTGCAAAGGCAACTGATACGCAGGCGCTTGAATGGCCGCGAACTGGTGTCAGGCGCCCTGGGACGTATATCAACACTTACAGCGTTGGTTTTCCGTTTCGTATTACCACTGATTACTACACCGACGAAGAGATCCCTGAGCGGGTCAAAAAAGCACAAGCGGTGCTTGCTGTTTATCTAAACAACAACAAGGATGGCATCGGCCTAAGCGGTCTTGAGGATTACAAGAACGTCAGTATCGGCAGCTTGAATGTCACACCAAATCAGTTTGGTGCTGTCGGTTTGGATCGTATTCCACCGATTGTTCAGGGTTATTTGAACGGCATTAGAATCAGTGGGCCGGGTAACGTTTCCATCAAACGGAGTTAATCATGCAATACATGTATCCGGGTGCTGAATACATTGACGACACTGCAGCGCATACAGGTCGTTTCGGCAAGATCGTTGCCCTTGAGGATTCTGTGATCGCTGCGATCGACACTGAAGACATCACCGGCAATTCAATGGCTGCAGCACCATTGAAGGCAAGCTGCGAAATCTGCGGTGTGATCACCAGCATTACGCTGACCAGCGGCTCTGTAATGGCTTACCGACTCTGATCATGTCTAAAGGTTTTGGATCCTACGGCGACGTTGATTACACCGTTGGCGCGGAAGTAATCACTGATTCTGTTGCACATACAGGTCGATTTAAGCAAATCGACTTCTACGAAAACAGCACGATTACTTCAATCGTCTCTGAAAATTACACCGGCAACACGCTTGCAGGTGAGTCGATGCCGTCCGGTTTCCATCTAACCGGTGTGTTTACCAGCATTCAGCTTCAGAACGGTGCCTGCATTGCGTATCGAATCTGATGGGACTTGCTAACTCTCTGAAAAAGGTTGCAGGCAAAGCCATCAGCAAGTTTGGCGGCAGCGTTACGGTCACCTTTGTGACTGCTAGTGCTTATGACACGTCAAGCGGCACGATTACTACAAGCAGTAGCAGCGACAATATCAAGGGTGTTTTAGAAGATGTCAATCAACGTGATGTCAACGAACTTGTGCGTGCTGGTGACAAGCGATTAACAGTTGCAGCGCAGGATCTGACAAGCACGCCTGAAACTAATGATCGAGTTTTGATTGGCGGCGTCGTTCATCAAATCATTCAGATCACAACGCAAGAGCTAGAAAACACCGCGATTACTTACGAGCTGTTCTTGCGTGCTTGATCATGGCAAAAGAAATACGGCTCGATCAGATTGCTGATCACATGCAAGAGCAGGTTGAAAAGGTCTTGCGCAAAACCGTCTTGCAAGCCGATTCAATGCTTAAACAGGCAAGCCCTGTTGACCTTGGTCGGTTTAGGAACAGCTGGGCGATTGGTCAAAACGCTGCACCGTTTGCTGGCTTACCTAAAGGTGATTACCGAAACACCCAGCCGCAAGTGCGCAAAGCGAACTACGGCACAGAAAAACTTGGCAACTATTACAGCATCCATAACAACCTGCCATACGCAGAAAAGCTCGCCTATGCGCAGGGCGGTTCCGGCAAGAAAGAAGAACAACGGTATGACCCAAATCGCAAGGTAACGAACTGGGCAGAGCCCGGCAAAGGAAGCAGCCACCAAACCAATGGGCCTGGTTGGATTGATTTAATCAACAACGACCTTCGTGATTATGTGAAGGCAGAATATGAACGTATCAAGCGGCAAAGCTGATGGCGGCAGCAAACCTGAACACCATCAGATCGACCATTGAAGGTCGGCTTGCCACTGAGCTAAATAACAGCCCGCAGGTGCCGGTTGTATTTCACAACATGGCATACAAGCCAACCCCGAACTCATCGTGGGTGCAGTGCCTTGTCAGCTTTAACAGCAGTTCGTATCTAACGCAGGGTCTACCTACAGGATCCGACAACCGCATGACCGGAGTGGTTGTTATCAACGTTTTCAGTGCTCAAGGTGTAGGAGCTGGGGCCAATTTGACAATCAGCAAGCGCATTCGTGATCTCTATAATCGAAACATTGTGTCGGGGGTTTACTTCGATGCACCAATCGGCCCGGAGGTAGTGGCAACACCATCGCCTGAAGGGTATTACCAAACCCAGGTCCGTGTGACCTTTGAATTCATTGAGGAACTCTGACCATGGCTATTCTTCGCGGTGAGCAAGGTTCTGTTCAGTTTGAAACTGGATCAGGCACCCTTGCAACTGTTGTCGGGACTCGTAGTTGGTCGATGTCGATCACTAAAGAGACCTACGAAACCACTGATCACGGCGATACTTTCCGTGCTTATGTTGGTGGTTTGATTTCTGGCTCCGGCACCGTTGAGCTGGTTTATGACCCTGACGCAACGGGTCAAGCCGGTTTGATTGAGGACGTCGTGAAGGCAAATGATGCCACTGATGCATCATTTGAGCTGTTCACCACCGGAAGCACCACTGGCACGGATTCGCTGGAATTTTCTGGCATCATTACCGACATGGAAATCACTTCCACTGTTGGTGAGCTTGTCATTGTTACCTGCAACTTCGTCACCTCTGGCACCATTACTTCTAACCTTGAGTGATGAACTTTTAGGCGTTTAGTGCTACTGTTAGCGGGTCATAGTTTGGCCCGCTTTTTTAATGGCACCGCAAAAGCGAACGGTTGACCTTCTTACTGAGGCGTTCGACCTGAACCAACGCCGTAAATTTGAGCTAAAGAATGCAGACGGTGAAAAGCTGACGGATCTGTATTTCAAGCCCATCACTCGTGCAGATCGCAAAAAAGCTTCAAGTCTTGCTGGTACTGAAGAAGCATTGGACATCAGCACGCAGATGCTTTGCCAAATGGCAGAACTTGAGGATGGAACCAAAGCCTTTGCGCCTGCTGATGCCGCGAAACTGCAACGCAGACTGCCTGAAACGGTGTTAAATGATCTTGAGCTGTTCTTGTTTGGCGTCAGCACGGACCCTGACATTGACGAGGCAAAAAACGACTGAAGCAGGACAAGTGGCTCAATTTTGAGTTTTTCTTGTCCTGCGAATTAGGAATGACTGTTAGTCGGCTTCGCACGGAACTAACCGATGCGGAGCTGATTTATTACGCTGCATATTATGCAGTTAAAGGGGAAGAGCAAGAGCGTTCACAGCAACGCGCCAAAATGCGGCGATAGCATGTGACTATCGCTTAGGTAGCCGTGGCAGTATCCAACGTTGAGCTGATTGTCAACGCGGTCAAAGCTATTAACCCGTTGCGCCAGGTTGACAAGGAAGGCAAAAAAGTACAACGCACCATGTCTGGCACGCAACGTGCCATGCGTAATTTGTCTGTTGTGGCTGGCCGCATGGGCAAACAGATGCGGTCTGCTTTTGATCGGGCTGCGGCAGGTGCAAGGGCACTGACCAATAAGCTAAGTGGTGTTCGCGGAGCGATTCTTAGCGTCGGTGCAGGCGCATTAACGAAACGAATCATTGGGCAAGCCGCAGAGTTTAAGCAAACACAAGTGCGGCTAAAAGCCCTGTCTGAAGAATATGGCGAGTTCGGACGCATTCAACAACTTGTAAGTAAAAATGCCAGGACTTTCAATCAATCGCAAGCCGAAGCGGCAAGCAATTTTTCAGACGCTTATGCACGTTTGCGGCCGCTCGGTATTTCGCTTGAACAAGTTCAAACGGTTTACGAAGGCTTTAATGCAACAGCACTAGCGAGCGGAACATCTGCCGCTGCTGCATCAGGTGCGTTTTTGCAGTTGAGTCAGGCGCTCGGTTCTGGTCGTTTGCAGGGTGATGAATTCCGCTCTATTGCGGAACAAGTGCCGGGCATTTTGCGACTTGTCTCAAAAGAGATGGGTGTTACGGTAGGTGAACTCAAGCAGCTTGGTAGTGAAGGCAAGATTACGTCGGACATTTTGATCAATGCTTTAGCAAAAGGTTTTGACGAGAACAAAGGCAAGATTGATGCATTACTAGCAGAATCTCCGGCGCAACAATTCAAGGCATTTAGCAATGCAGTTTCAGAACTAAGCAATGCAGTTGGCTCTGAATTGCTGCCTGTTGTTGTTCCATTGGTCAAACAGCTGACCGAAATCATTAAGGCGTTTGGAGACCTTCCGGGACCAGTTAAAACTTTCACGGCCGCCGTCATTGGCCTCACCGGGGCATTTGTGACGATGGCACCCGCATTGGCTGCAATTAAAAGTTTGCTTGCCGCTATTAGTGTTGGCGGTTTAATCGCGGCAGCGCCGTGGGTTGCACTGGCTGCAGGCGTTGCAGCTGTTGGCTATTCGTTATACGACGCAGCCACTGCACAAAGCCGGTTTAATAAACGTTTAGAGGAAGCACCTGTTTCTGAACTTGAGGAAGAAGCGCAAAAACTTACAGAGGAAGCCGACCGTTTAGAAGAAGCAGTCAAAGCGGCACAAGGCGCTGTCGAAGATTTTGTACTTGAAGGTGATATCGAACGCGTTCGCAGAATGCGCGAACAAGTCAAGCTTCTTAAAGAAGCAGCACGCGTCAAAGAGTACGACGCAACACAGGGTGCAGGTTTGAATATGGGCTTGATCAATCAAATGTCAAACGAAGCAGAGCAACAAAGGCAGACTAAATTAACAGAACAACAACGAAAGCAAGCCGAGGAAGCCGAAAAACGTCGCCAAAGACAAGCGCAATCAGCGGCTGAAATGATCAAACAACTTGAACGACAAATTGCATTAACCAATGAAGTTGATGATGCGAAAGATCGCATTTTGCAGCGGGATCATCAAATTGCAGATCTTGCAAAGCAATTCCCAGACCTGAAACAAACTGAAATTGACAACATCGAAGTTTTAATCAAGAAATTGCATGAAGCAAGGGAAGCAGAAATACAACGCGAAGAGGCTGCACAAGCCGCTGCTGATGCCGCCGAAAAAGCACGACGTGACGCCGAAGAAGCCGAAGAAGCGCGTCGAAAAGCGCAAGAGGCTGATCCTGGATATCAAATGAAACAGCAGCTAGAAGAGTTACTCAAGATTGAAAATCAGGTTGCTGCTGGTGCAACTGCTATTGGCAATGCATTCAGCAATGCCTTCACATCTGTCATCACTGGCAGCAAGAGTGCTCAGGAAGCACTAGCCGACATGATGGCGTCGGTTGCCGAACACTTCCTTGATATGGCGGCAAAGATCATTGCGCAGCAGCTGGCGATGATCCTGTACGGCACGATCATGAAGGCGCTGGGCATTGGCGGTGGTAGCTTCGCAATGTCATCTGGTGCTACTGGCAATTTCACTCAAGTCGATTCAAATGTTTTTGGATCACTTGGCGGCATACCAACAGGATATGCAGAAGGCGGTTACGTTTCAGGCCCGACTAATGCTCTTGTTGGTGAAGGCGGTGAACCTGAATACGTTATCCCTGAAAGCAAAATGCGTGAAAGCATGGCGCGTTATTCTCGCGGTGCTCGTGGTGGTTCTGTCATTCCCGAAACGGGCGGTTCTGGAACCTCAGGCGAAGGTGGCGGAACAGCAGTTGCCGAACCAATCGACGTTCGTTACACCGTGGAACGTATCAATAGCGTTGATTATGTGACTGCTGATCAGTTCCAGCGTGGAATGCAGCAGGCTGCAGCACAAGGCGCGACACAAGGCGAACAACGTGCCTTGACTACCCTTAGACAGAACACTTCGCAGCGCAAGAGGATTGGTCTCTGATGGCAGATCAAACGTTTGCCGTAACTGTTGTTGCTAGTGGTGGCGGCAACCGCTATCGCTTTGACGGTGGTTCGCTGGATGCTGAAACACTCGAACTGACAGAAGGCAAGACATACCGATTCACGCAGGAAGACTCAAGTAACTCAGGCCACCCGCTTCGATTTAGCACTACCCCTGACGGCACCCATGGCGGTGGAACGGAGTATACAACAGGCGTAACAACGGCTGGGACACCTGGCAGTTCAGGCGCTTATACAGAGATCACGATCGCCTACAAAGCACCGCTGCTTTTTTATTACTGCAGTGTCCATTCTGGAATGGGTGGTGCTGCTAAGACTGTTGGAATTGAAGCTAGTGATGCTGGCCTTGCATTCGGTCATTACTTGACGTTGCGCTCACCCACGACTTTGGGTGATTACAAGTTCCAAAACTACTGGGTCGGTGAAAACGCGCCTTTTTTTAACCAGGACACTGGCGCTAGGGTCGAATTTGGTTTTATGCCGTTTGCGTTTTCAGGTGTCACCGTCACTAAGTCCGGTGACAACCAACCTGCAACGATCGCTTTTCCAAACAACGAGCTGAGCCGTCCATTCGCAACGATTGCAGTGCAGGACGAATATCTAGCCAACGTTCGCACTGTGTTAATCGACCCAGACGACAAAGACGGTTACACCTTGATCAACCAGTACATCGGGCAGATTATTAGCGCCAAATGGGACAGCACAGCACTGACATTGGAGATGGCATCAGTGTTTGATGCTGTTGGAGCGGACGTACCACGCAAGCGTTTAACACGACAGCTTGTTGGTCATTTGCCGTTGACTAGCGCTGTTCGAGTTGCGTGATTGATCTTATTGGTAAACCTTATCGGCTAGGCGCTGATGGTACTGGGGCAGACGGGGCGATTGACTGCATTCATTTGGTTTATGAGGTATTGGCACGGTTAAACATTCCAACGCCTAAATTTCAGGCTGACTGGTATAACCAAAGCGTCAGACAGTACGGGCGTGATTTATTGAAGTGGGGAACTCGTGTTGAGCAACCGCAGTACGATGGGGACGTGTTGCTGCTAAATCAGGGTGATCCTGTTTTTGCAGTCGTTTGGAGCAGAGGATGTCTCTACATCAACCGGCATTTGAAGGCGGTCGCATGGTGCCCTATCGACGGAATGTCGAGCAACCACTGCTTCCGTATGAAAAGCGGCTGATCACGGCTCTTGGTTGTAGCGAGCAGGAATATCGACAGTTTGCGAATGAAGTAGAGCGTCGATACAAGGAGCGCCCAGAAGATTTTGCACACATTCCTCACGTTAGAAACGATGCAACAACGATTGCGATTGTCAGCCTTGTCGTCAGTGTTTTAAGCACTGCGGCTGCAATTTTGCTTGCCCCAAAACCAAAACAACCTAATCAGGTTGAGCGTCGTCAGCTTGCAGGTCGCACGGGCAAAGATATTTATGCGCCTTCGTTTGGCTTTGACAGTCTTCAGGAGTTGGCGCAATACGGTCAAACCGTTCCAATCGCATTTACCCGTCGTAAGGGTCAAGTCAATCCTGACGATCAAAACGACGACAAAGGAACAGGCGGTCTGTTGATTTCACCCCAGCTGGTGTGGTCCCGCATGAAGAGCTGGGGCGGCTATCAAGTTGCTGAGATTGTGGCGATTGCCGGTCAAGGCAACATGGCAAGACCTGAGCTTGCCGGAATCTTTCTTGGCAATAACGCCTTGGACGGCATTTACGAGGATTACTTTGATTTTTATTGGAACGGTGGCTTTGAAGTTTTAGGCGCTGGCAGTCGTCTGCGTGCGTATAACCTGCGCTACGGGAACTTAGCGATTGATGGCGACAGAGATAACCCAGGCTTGTCTGGTTCAGACCAAGTGTTTTATGCGCCTACGAGAAGTGGCGTAGCGCAGCCTGCATTTTGTGGTGCGTTTACGCCATCATCACAAACGCGATTTGGTGTGTTTACCGGCGTTCCAAATGGCACACCTTTCAGACCAAACTGGAAAGTTATTTCAATTCCAAGAGCTTACGATGATAAACAGCAAAGGCAACTGAAGAACCAACAGAAAAAGTACGTTGATCCTTATTTGATGGATAACCACCCGTTTGGTGGAAAGTCAAAAGACAGTGATCACGGCGCTGTTGAGTCTGGGATGCCTGGTACGGGCACGAATTATGCGAGGCGTATTGGAATTGTTGAGCACATTCGTGGCGGAACAGTTACCAGAGTCACCCATGGTGTAAGAGACACTGACAACGGAAACGAAAGCTGGAACAACCTAAAGCAAGAGGTTGATTGCTTGGTGGGTGACAAAATTAAAGTTCTTATCGGCAAAGGACGCCAAACAGAAAAGCCTTTCTCCGCTAAAAGTCTCGATGATGTTGATCTAAGCGATATTCGATCTGCCATCCAAGCAGAATCTGCAAGGTATGACGCGATGTTCTCGCGTGGTTCTACATGGATGGTGGGGCGCACCACTTGGAAGGTGACACATCGCAGCACCGATGATCCGTATGACGGTTCACGAGAAGACCATGTAAGTAATGGAATTGTGATCACGCTCGAATGTATTGAAACCTGGAGTCGCCTGCAAAGAAAAATTGGTCTCGTTGCTGAAGAAGCAATTACGGTCGAAGATTATCTGCCATTTACTCAAGAAGGAGATGATATTCACGAAGCATGGTATCCGCTACTCAAGTATGAACTCGGAACGTTTCAGAATACCCGATCCTGCGACGTAACCGAAATTGGTATCAAGTCGCAAGTTTGGAATAAGTTTGACGGAATTACTAACTTTAATACTGTTCCCTCTCCAGGGAAACTGGCCAACAATAACGATGATGATATAACTCTGAGCGAAGGCAATGTAACGTCGTTTGCGCATCGAATGTCGCTGTTTGCGGTAGACGTTCGACCTAGTAACTATGACTCTTCACGCAGCGACAATAACGGTTGGGTCAACATAGGCCCATATCTGTTTGCGATTGTTGGCAACTCACCTCTTGATATTTATTCGTTTATTAGGATCCAGCATCCTGATCGAGTGCAGTTCGAGTATCGGCTGCGTCCCTTTAATAGTGCAATTTTTGTAGAGCAAAGCGATGGGGCTGGCAACGTATTTGTTTTGGACGGAGGCCGTCTTGGCGCAGAAGCGTGGCTAAGCGATACAACATACGGCCAGTTTCAAATTCGAGCGCGTGGGTATTTTCAACAACCGAGAAATTATTTTACGCACCTTGAGATGGCTGCGGTTCCTGAGCTTATTACAGACGACGAGGGACGCATCAACATCAACTACAGCAGCACTCAGAAGGATACTTCTACTTTCTATCTAGAAACACTTAGTATCACGAATAACAATGTTATTCCTGGCAGCTTTTACACAAGCACTGGTGAGCAAATTTTAGACAGAACCGAGAGCAATATATACTCCATAGCGTTAGGCGTTGACCCTTATTTTGACAATATCCCTGTTGGCGAACGGCGCACTATTGAGAACTGGGAATATGTGCGAGACGCAGGCCGGGAAGTTTACATGAAACTCCATCTAATCGCGTATGAACAGAACTACGATCATACGCCCAGGAATAAGTGGTGGCGCGTCGAGCGAGTAGAGCTAGTCAGCTATAACGGTGATTATTCTGAGGGCGATACTTTTACAAAGCACGCAAGAAATGCTAACGGGGTCCAATTTGCATTTAGGTATCGCTTCCTGCATCCTTCTAATTCAGCAGGGCAGTTAGGTTTTAACTCAACGGCAACACGTCTTTGGCAGAAGTACAGCGGCTTGGCTGAAGTTTCCCACTACGGTGATTTAATTAGTCGTAGCTGCGATAACGGCACTGAGCACGAAATCGTTTACGTCAACGAGACACTTTCGGAAGAAACGACTCCTCAGTATGACGGTTGCGCAATGGCTGGTTTGAAACTCAAATCAAGCGACAACTTCAACCAGCTTGATCAACTTCGGACATACGTCAAGAACGGCATTGAGGTGGAGCGTTTAGTCGAGGGAGGTACTGGATCAAGCAATCTGTTGACTGATCTGCTCTGGTACTTGGTAACGAACAAGGACACTGGAGCGGGCAATATCCTTAACAGCGCTCTCGTTGACAAGGCATTATTGACGACAACTGGTCGTTACTTGGAAAACAACAAGCTGTATTGGGACGACGTGATCACAGACCCAGTCAATCTGCGCAGCTGGTTGTCTGAGCAGGCACCAAGTGTTTTGTGCTTTGTGTCGTTGAAAAACGGCAGGATGGCCCTAGAGCCTGCATTGCCTTATGACTCAAATCACAAGATTGATGCAAGCAGCCCAGTAACGATCTCAGCGATGTTTACTGAGGGCAACATCATTGAAGACAGCCTTGAATTTACATGGCTGGAGCTTGAGGAAAGGAAGATGTTCCAGGCTGCAATTATCTATCAGCAGTCACGGGTTAACCAGTTCCCTGAGCAAAAGACGCTGATTGCTTACTACGGCTCGGACAACAGCGACCTTCCGATTGAAGAGTTTACTTTCAGTCACATCACCAGTGATGAGCACGCTGCAAGGGTTGCCAGGTACTTCCTGTCACTGCGCAAAAACCTGACCCACACGATTACGTTCAAGACATTGCCCTGGGGACTGAACTTAGAGGCTGGCAAGTTTATCCGTGTTGCCAGCGAGATGAGCCCATACCGTCCCGACAATAACGGCATCATTCAGGATGATGGAACGATTGTTGCCATTAACGCTTTAGCTGATGGCGCGTATAACGTTTATTACTGGGAACGGCAGACCACCGCAGTTAGCGAGGGCGTGCTGCACGTCAAAAACGGCAAAGCTACCGAGCTATTTAACTCAGTGTTCAGCCTGAAAGAAAGCGCAGGCAGCGTTTCTGAAATCTATCAAATCGAAGCGTTAGATGTTGATCAAGACGGCATCGTCACGATTAAAGCCAGCAACTACGCAGTGAATTCCAACGGCGTAAGCCAGCTCGCGATTGATGTTCTCGACACTGCAGGTGCGATTACAATCGAAGGAGACATTGGCGAGTAATGGCGTTTCCCGCGCATAAACCTACTGGCCGTTCTTTTGACGCTGGCGACTATCGCTACAAAACCTTTTCATCGCAATCTGGAAAAGAAGTTCGCATTCTTTACGGCGACAAGCGAACCGGCATGAAGCTGCAGTTGCAGTACGCCAATATCGCTGACACCGCAGCCGATGATTTCATCACCCACTACGACGAAGTGAAAGGCGGCTTTGATGTATTTACGTTGCCGTCTGAGTTTCGTGCAGGATGGAACGGTGACGCTGCAGCGATTGATGCTGCTACGGGGAATAACTGGCGATATGAATCACCACCGCAGATCTCGTCTGTGCGCCCGGGGACCAGTAGCGTTACAGTCAATTTAATTGGTGTGCTCTGATGGCAAAGGTTTACACCGGCAGGGATGGAGTAATGCAGCTTGCTGGCACGACCCTTGCCAAGGTCGTGAATTTTACTGTGTCCAGCAACTTGGAAACGCTCGAAACCACAACTTTGGGTGATGGCGTCAGAAGTTACAGCCCTGGTGTGACCGGATATTCAGGCAGTGCAACGTTGTTGTATTACAAGGATGACAACAACGCAATTAACACGACAGACCTGCTCAACAAGTTGATCAAAACTGGCACGGATGGCGTCAGCAGTTCAGACACTGTTGAGTTGACCTTCCGCTGGGTTGATGGAACGGACAACAACGACATTAAGTTGACCGCTTACATTACAAGCGCAACCCTTGGAGCAGCGACTGGCGACATTGTTCGAGCCGAAATTGCGTTCCAAGGCACTGGCGCTGTTGTAACTGCCTCTATTGGATCATGACGGTTTACCTGGGCACGCATGGCGAGGTTGAGCTGCAACGGGAGTTTGATGGCGGCTCACTGTTTTCAACAATTGACACTGGCGACGTAAACGCAACAAAAAAGCGTTTTAGTTTCGACTTTGATCATGGTCAGCTGATCACTGGTGATCAAATTGTGATTAAGAGCACTGACGGCAGTGCGTTGGATTTTATTGACAGTTATACGGATTCATCAGTCAAAAAGTTTATCTATGTAGACGAGTTAGACGGTGTTTTTCTGTATGACTCATTTGCTCATGCAGTGAATGGTGGATCAACGAACGCCACAGCACTTGCAGTTCCTAGTGACTCGATACCGATTGAAGTGATTGTCGAAAATAGCGTGTCAAGGATTTTAGCTCAGGTCACTGGGTTTGAGCTAAATACAGAACGCGAAACCGTTGACACAACTGCGCTTTCTGAAGAGTTTCGCTCAAGAGCTAACACGTTGATATCTGGTTCCGGTCGCATGAGTGCGTTCTGGGAATACACCGGAGATACCGCAAACGAATTGCCGAATTACTTGGTAGAGCTGTCGCTTCGCACCAAGGTTGGCAGTCAGTTTCGCGGCAAATTTTACATCAAGCGGAATGATTACAACCCAAGTGGTGTTGCAGCGCGGGCAAACGATGAAATTTATTATGACTTCAAAGGCGTAATTACATCATGCGCGGTGCAGTTTGCACCAGACAACACAGTGCAGATCACAGCTGATTTTGTCACTACGGGTTCAATTCAACTCAAGATGAACTTGATTGTTCCTGATGCGTTGCTGCAAGAAAGCGGCGACGACATACTTTTGGATCAAGATGCAAACGCTAAACTCGTTCTAGAGACTGATCAGTAACCCTGGAGGGTTAATCGCTCATGGCCGATCTAAAGATTAGTGAGCTTACAGCTCTTGCCGGAGCGAACCTGGCGACTGGTGATGAGCTGGCGATTGTTGATACCAGCGCGTCTGAGACCAAAAAGATCACGCTGCAAAACCTGATTGAGTCTGGCGTTGACTTGATTGCTGACGACAGCATCCCCGGCGCAAAGATTCTGTTCGGTACTGGTGAGGTTGCTGGCACGGCACTGGTTGATGCTGGTGTTGCAACAGCCAAGATTGCTGACGATGCGATCACGGCGGCAAAGATTGCTGATGAAGCGACCTGTGATCTAGTCACAACGCTTCCGGCATCTGGCGCTTATACGGGTCAGCTTGCTTTAGACACGGACGACAACAAAATTTATATTTGGGATTCAAGCGCATGGCAGTCAGTCAAAGGTGCTGGTTCGGTTAATGCCGTTGTCGGCACCAGTAGCGGCATCGTCAACATCACCATCACGACAAGCGGTGATGAAGTAACGATCACGCCTTCACTAGATAACACCACTGCAGGCGCACAGTTTCTTGCTGGTCCTACTTCTGCAGCTGGAGCGGTCAGCTATCGAGCGATTGCAAGCGGTGATCTGCCAACTGCAACCTCATCAGCAAAGGGTGCTGTTGCCGTCAACGGCAATGGCCTGACCCTGAGCAATGACGAAATTCAGATTGACAACACCGTCACGGCAGAAACGACTGAGCATCACCTTGTTCAATATGACGCCAACGGTTTGATTACTGCTGGTCGAGTTATTGCAGCAAGCGATCTACCCGAAGCAACGTCTAGCGCGAAAGGTGCTGTTGTCCCTGGATCGGGTCTTGAAGTTGCGTCTGGTGGCACGCTTAATCACACCAACAGCACAACAGCTGGCACCTTTACAAAGGTGACTGTTGATGCTCAAGGTCACGTTACGAGTGCAGTCAACCTTGCTGCTGCTGACATCCCAGACCTTGATGCAGCCAAGACAACTTCAGGAACATTCCCGACTGCACGCCTCGCTAATGCTGCTGTTACGGCAGCCAAACTGGCGGATTCTTCAGTCACCAAGTTTGGTGGTGCGGGTGCAACTGACAACATCGTTGTCTTCCCCGATGGTGACTTCAAAGGTCAGTTCTTCTTTGACGAGAAAAACGAAGACCTTTACATCTATACGGGTGAATCGTTCCTGCCGATCACGGTTATCAGCGGCAACCTTGTTAATGCTGGAACGTATGACGCAAGCACCAACCTGCTGAGCAGCGTTACGACTGCTGGTTCTGCTGCTGGTTTTACCAATGGTGCTGCACTTCCTGCACCTGCTACTGGCAACCTCAACTATTACGTCGTTGTTGACACGTCTGGAACGGGTTCAGGCAACGCACCAGCAGAAGCTCTGGCACCGCCAGACATGTTGATTTCGCTTGGAACGGGATCAACGTTCCAGCTGATTGACGTGTCTAACGCTATTGCTGGTCAGACGGCAAGCAACATCTCTGTTGTTGCTACCGGCAACATTAGTAGCACGGATGTGCAGTCTGCACTGCAAGAACTTGACACCGAAAAGGTTGGCAGTGCCAGCCCGTCGTTTACTGGCACGGTGGCGCTGGGTCAGAACGCCACATTGTCATTTGAGGGTTCTTCAGACAACTCGTTTGAGACCACGCTGACGGTCACTGACCCGACTGCTGACCGTACGATCACGTTCCCGAATGTCACCGGCAACGTCGTAACGACTGGTGATAGCGGCACTGTTACCAGCACGATGATTCTGGATGGCACGATCGCCAACGCAGACATCAGCGCAAGTGCAGAGATTGCAGTCAGCAAGCTTGCAAACGGCACTGCCCGTCAACTGCTGCAGACCGATTCTGCTGGCACTGGTGTTGAGTTCACCAGCAATGTGGACATCCCTGGAACGCTGGACGTTGCGGGCGTAGCGACGTTTGATAGCACTACAACGTTTGTAGGTAACGCCACCTTCAACGGCAGCATCATCTTTGAGGGTGCTACTGCTGATGCGAATGAAACAACCCTGACAGTTACCGATCCAACGGCAGATCGCACGATCACGCTGCCTGATGCAACCACGACTGTTGCTGGTCTTGCGGTTGCTCAGACCTTCACCAAAGCACAGCGTGGATCGGTGGTTTCTTTGACCGATGCAGCGACGATTGCTGTTGATCTGAGCCTGGGCAATAACTTTAGTGTGACGCTTGCAGGCAACCGGACGTTAGGCGCTCCAACGAACGTGACTGCTGGTCAGTCTGGTGTAATCGTGGTGACGCAGGACAGCACAGGGTCTAGGACGCTTGCATACAACTCGGTTTACAAGTTTGCTGGTGGAACGGCACCGACTCTGACGACAACGGCTAGTGCCGTTGATGTTCTTGCCTACTATGTAGAAAGCTCGACCCGTATTACGGTCACCTCGCTGCTGAACGTGTCATGAGTATTCCTGGAAGTGCAAGCCCGCTGTTTTTTACGGCGGCTGCTGATGCTGCTGCTGCAGGACCGATTAAAAGCGTTCGCTTTAATCGAAGTGATAGTGCCTACTTAAGCAGAACGCCTTCATCTACAGGAAATAGACGCACTTTTACTTTTTCCGCTTGGCTAAAAAGGTCAGAAAGCACGTCTGGGGATCAATACTTTTTTGGCGCTTACGCATCAAAATTTGAGACTTTTCGCTTCGAGCCAGGCACTGATAAGCTTCAGTTTTTACTGAATGGCGCCAGTACAGCCAACCTTATTACTGACGCTAAATTTGTAGATTTTTCGGCGTGGTTTCATGTTGTTTTAGCGGTAGACACAACTCAAGCAACGTCTACTGACAGAGTAAAAATATACGTTAATGGAGCGCAAATAACAAGTTTTAG